GAAGATTAAACAAGATGTCTACGTTCCTTTGGTTGATGTAGCAAATACAGGTACTCAGGGACTAGATGAAGATGGATTGTACCTCCAAGCTACACCAAATACCTGGTCTGGCTGGAATAGTTCAGGTGTTTTACAAGGAGCTGCTTACGGAGATGAAGCTGCTGCTATAGCTGGAGCAGGTGCTAATGGCGATGTTGCACGAAATGACCAAAATTTTTATGGTTCATATAGAGATATTGGTGCCATTAAAAAGAAGATCCCAACTCTCCGTGAGAACGGCGGTCGTGTTAACCGAGTAGGTTTCACGCGTACTCAAGTTGAAGGGGATTTGCTTAAACGTGGTTTTTTTACTGAGTACACTCAAGAATCAATGGACTTCGATTCTGATGCAGATTTGTTGTCCCATATTGTTGAGGAAGCTCTTGTAGGTGCTAATGAATTGACTGAAGCTGAGCTTCAGAATGATTTGATTACTAATGCAACTGCTAATGGTACTGCTTTCTACTGTTCTGGTAATCCAGGAGTTGAAGTTGGTGGTCCTTTAGAAGTTGATTGTGTTGCTGATTACGAAACTTTGATGAATCTTTCTATTGCTTTGGATGATGCTAAATGTCCTAAGCAAACAAAGATTATTAGTGGTTCTCGTATGATTGATACTAAAACCATTAATGGTGGTCGGGTCATGTTTATAGGAACTGATCTAATTCCTATAGTACGTAAAATGAAAGGAATTGATTCTAGTTCTGCTGTAGGTTCCGGCTTTGTTGGTGTAGAAAAGTATGCTGATGCTGGCACTATTATGCATGGTGAAATTGGTTCTGTTGATCAATTTCGTATCGTTGTAGTTCCAGAAATGCAATATGACCGTTTAGGCGGATCTAAGCCAGATGATGATGGTACTGGTAAAGACGGTGCTGATATTTACCCAATGTTAGTTGTTGGGGATGGCGCGTTTACTACTATCGGTTTTCAAACTGATGGTAAGAGTGTTAAATTTACCGTTAATCATAAGAAGCCTGGTAAAGAAATTGCTTCTTTGGATGATCCATATGGTGAGGTAGGGTTCTACTCCATCAAATGGTATTACGGTTTTATGGCACTTCGTCCAGAACGTCTTGGTATTATCTGGACTGCCTTAACAGCTACCTGAGTTTGACCGTCCCTCCGACCGCTACTCGCAGAGTAGCGGGAGGGGGACACTTTTTTAAATTATAATTTGGAGGAAGCATGGAAGATACCACAACAGCAATTCCTATTAACTCAATGACAGATGATGAAATCCGACAAGAATTAGCAGATAACGGAGTTACGTTACATCACAAAACTGGAACAAAGAAGCTTGCTTCTACGTTAGCTCAAGTTAGAACTAAAGAGTATAAAGAAGATCCTAAAAAATCTGATCTTACTAGTCCTAGTGAAGCAGCTAAAGCTGCAAAAGCAAAACATTTAGCAGTTATGCAAACTCCAGAAAAACTAGCTATGAGACTTACTCGTATAGTAGTTACTCCTAATGATCCTGCTATGGTTAATTACCCAGGACTTATCTTTAGTGTAGGCGCTACAGGACTTAATAATGGACGAATGGTTAAAAAGTTTGTTCCTTTTAATAATGAAGAAGGATGGCATGTTCCACAAATTATTCTTAATCAAATTGAAAATGGTCAGATGCAAAAATTTAAAACTGTAACTAGAGCTAATGGTGAAAAAGTTTTGGAACCATATTTAACTAAGAAATTTAATGTACGAATTTTAGATCCCCTCACTCCAGAGGAATTAAAAGAAGTTGCTGCAGCCAATAAAGTTGCAGGCTTTAGTGTAGGAGCTACTAACTAATGGCTATTTCTATTGGTAATTTAACTGCGGGTGTTACTACAGATGCCAGTAATGTAGTAACTGGTACTGGTATATTTGACGATATGATGGAAACTGTTAATGCTCATATGGCTGCTCAGTTTAATCTAGGCCGAATTACTGGCAGTGATTACGCAACAGTATACTTAACAGTAATGCAAGCTACCATTCAACAAGCTGTAGCCTTTACAATAGGAGTTCAAAAAGGTAATGCTGAAGAATCTCTGTTACTTCAAAAAGAAATTACCGAGTTTGCACAAACGGATCGATCAACTAAAGTAGCTCCAACTGCTACTAGTATCATGGGAGCAGCAGCTGATTTATCTGTCGAGCAAGCTAAAGGATTTAAATGGAATGCAGATCAGAAATATCTTAAAACTCTTTTAGATGCTTGGAGTATTAATATTTCTACGGCAGGCGTACCAGCTACACAAGTAGATGCTATTAACGCAACAGGTACGGGTAACATTAATACCCAAATAGCTAACGCCGAGCCTACCTAATAGGAGGGCGTTTAATGGGCTTTATTGCTAGTATTTTTTCTGCGATAATCGATGTTATTGTATCAATAGTTGAAGCTGTTATTCAAGTAGTTGAAATGGTTGTACAGCTGATTATGATACTTCTCGGCTGGGATAGCGGTAGCACACAGATTATTGAGTATTATGAAGTTCATAATGTTCCTCTGTTTGATGATGTAGATAATAAAAACCCCCTCCTACAATCACTTCTTCAAAGTATTCTAGAAGAAAGAGACGTTGCTAGTAATCTAATCTATCATACTGCATTTCGTAGTCTTAAAGGAAATGTTAAAGAATTCCTACAGTTTATTGAGCAAGGAAACTACTTTGAAAATTTTCCTACTGTAGAATCTTATATTTTAACTATAGATTACACTGAATTAACAGCTGCATTAAATACTCTCAATGGTGTTCCGTGTACTCCTGAGGGCTCATTCTTAAGAGCATTATCCAATAAAGATTGGGTTAAATATTGGCTTCAGGAAAATAAAGAATACAACGTAGGAACTAATACAATGGGAGTAGATTATTCTACAACCAGTACTAGTCCTATTACTCCTGCTGCAGATACGGTTACTGTAACCCCATCTACAAACCATTTTGATATTGATATAACTAGTGAAATAGCTACTTCAGATGAAGCATTTGCTGATGAACGATGGCAAGTAGATTTTACTAATATTGTTTATAATGCAGTCCCGGATAACTATACAGTTCAAGTATATAATGCAGAAAATGTCGGAGCAATAACTAGAACCCTTCCGTATACAATACCTTCTAAGCCTACTCAATTACATTATGTTTCATTTTATTACAGAGATAGCGCTCCTTCTAGACAATACCTATTTATCTATCAAGTAGGCGCAGGAATTTATACTGATTTAGATACTGTAGAAACACCCATTGATGAAGATGGTAGCGAGATTCAAACACTTCCTGCTATTCCATTAAGAATAAGTAATGCTGATTACACTACTTTTGGGGCTACTAAAGCCGAACAAATTGAAGATCTACTAGATATAATTCATTTAGATGCAGAAGAAATTCTTGATGCAGTTTTGAATGATTCAGGTGTGGCAGCGGGGGATTTAGATAATATTTATGTCAATTTTGGTGTGCGTATGTGGGATACCTCTCAAGCGGGAATGTCATATTTGTTTAATATGTTTGAGAATTTATATCCTTCACAAGGAGTTACACAAGGCACATATAATAATTCTCCATCTGGAGATGATAAACCACAAAATAATATTCTTACCACGACAGATGATAACAAACTAGCATTTCAATGGTCGTATATCACATACGAACATACTAGTTTAGTTGATATTGATGCAGATAGTGGAAGTGTAGAAAATGGCATATATTATTCAGATATGTCTAAATTCAATGATGATGATATTTTGGTATACAACTATTACGTTTCTTCTGGAAAAGGAACCTACAATGTAGGATATAAAGCAGATGATCTGGATGAGGTACAAGACTTCCTAGATGGCAATGGTGTACCCAATCCAGGTACCACTACAGCAGAAGCAACTAACTGGCTACAGGTAACTGAACGTATGATTTACAACAACCCCTCTCCTTCCTTACTAGACGCAGACAATTCTGCTAGTGACCTAACCTATTTAACTCCTGATTTAGTGTATGAAAACAGTGGGTCAGGTGTAACTGCTCTTACTGTTACTGGAGGGGGTTCTGGATATAGTTCACCTCCAACTGTTGCAATTACAGGAGGAGGAGGATCAGGAGCAACAGCTACGGCTGTTCTTACAGCTGGAGCAGTATCTTCTATCACCATAACTGCAGCAGGTTCTGGGTACACTACTCTACCGACTGTTACATTAACAGGCGGAGGTGGAGCAGGAGCTACCGCTACAGCTGGTACTTCAGGTGTATTACGAATGGTTGAAGCAGCTTCAGAAGAAACAACTTCCGGACAATCAATTACTTATTATTGTTGTAAACCTTCAGGATTAGATGCTTATACAGTAGCTTCCCCAATTGGAGCTTTAAAAGTTATCGACGGAGCTAGTGGGCGCTTTAATATGGTTAAATTTAACCTCGGAGCCAAGAATGATTTAATGGTTCCTTTTGTTTATACCTTTGTTAAAGATCTATCTAATGCCGAGATGAGTAAGTTGTTTCTGGCAGGAGCTCATGTATCTATTTATATAGCTCATTATGAGGTTATTGAGCATGCTGGTATGGATTTCCTTACAGCTCTTGTAATGATTATTATCATTATAGTTATAGTTATGTTTGCACCACAG